TGACCATCCAGTTATAATGAAACTAAAAAATATCGTCGAAGGCATGGGCATAGGTCTAGTTTTTGACGGACTTGCTTACTCACTTGGAAAAGGCGGTAAGAAAAGTGTTGAACAAATAACTAAACGTAATAAAAGTTTAGAAAAGCAAACAGTAGAGGCTGGCGTAGCACAAATACGTAAGGGTGAAACAGAGTTTAGAGCAGATAAAAATGCACCTATATCTCAACCACACCAAGGAGCACACATATCAGAAGTAGATCCGCAGACTGCAAGAGATCAACTATCTGCTACACGTAAAAACTGGGGATCAGAAGAGGGATCTGCTGGTTCTGTAACAACACCAGTTGAACGTGAGCGTATAGCAATGGAAGGTGGCACAGATGATGCTACAGTAGAACGTATTTTGCGAGGTTTATTAAGTACTGAAAAGTTTGCTAAAGAGCTAGATGCAGCAAAAGGTAGTAGAACAGCTTTAGTAGCAAAGTTTAGAGAAGCTATAGAAGGACATCAACGTATAACACAAGGCAGAAATGCTGTAGATATGTCACCACAAGAGTATCTAAAAGAATTATTAGAAGCTAATCCTGACATAATTGATGGTGTAGAAGTATGGACATCTAAAAATGTCGTAATTGCTGACCTTGTGGTAGGTACACTACTTAAACAAGTTCGTGATTTAGGTACAGCTGGAAGAGAAATAGCAGATCTTGTTGACATACAAGATATAGATGGACCAACAAAACAGCTAGTGGACACTATGCTAACTGCATTGTACGAAACTAAAAAAGCAAGATTTGTAAAGTCTGATTCATTTAGAGAATTAGGTCTAGGTAAAAAAAGTAAGAAGACTGTAGAGGAAGCAACACAGGCATCATTAACAGATGCTAAAGACTCTATTATGTCTATACTCAAAATTGCTGGTGATGACAAAGATGATAACTTACTCAACGCTTTGTATGAAGCATTTTCTATGATAGATAGTGTTAATACATTAGATGATTTTGACAACTGGGCAAGAAAAACTATACTCGGTGGACAGTTAGAGGCTACAAGTCCTAACAGAACAGGTGCTATGATACGTGAGCTAGAAGGTGTAATGACTCACAGTATACTGTCTGGTCCTAAAACACCAATGCGAGCTATTATGGGTACATCTACTGCAACAGTATTAAGACCTTTAGCTACAGCATTAGGATCAGTTTTAAGACTACCATTTGACGGAAACGTAGCTGACGTTAGAGCAAGCCTTGCATCAGTTAATGGTATGGTTGAATCTATACCAGAATCATTTACTATATTTAGAAGCAAGCTTAACTCATACTGGAAAGGTGATATAAGATCTATCAAGACACGTTATGCAGAGTTTACACAGGCAGATGATAACTGGGAAATACTACGTCGTTGGGCAGAAGATAGTGGTCGAGCTACTGAAGGAGAGCAAGCAGCTTTCCGTGTAGCTAACATGGCACGTCAAATGAACAACAGTAACTTGTTGACATACTCTACTAAGATAATGGCAGCAACTGACGATGCGTTTGGTTACGTACTTGGTCGTGCTAAGATGCGTGAAAAAGCTATGCGTAAAGTTCTTGAGTTACAGGATAATGGTTATAAGACACCTAAAATTACACCTGAGTTAATGAAAGCATATGAAGATGATTTCTATGCACAGGTATTTGATGCTAATGGTAATATCATAGATGAAGCTACAAAGTTTGGTCGTAAAGAAGTAACATTAACACAGGATCTTACAGGCTTTGCAAAAGGTCTTAACGATGTATTTAGTGCTACACCTTTAGCTAAACCATTCTTTTTGTTTGCTAGAACTGGTGTAAACGGACTTGCATTAACAGGTAAGTATACTCCCGGTTTTAACTTTCTTGTAAAAGAATTTAATGATATAGCATTTGCTAATCCTAACGATTTAGCTAGTGTAAACAAGTATGGTATATTTACTCCAGAAGAGTTAGCTAACGCACGAGCTTTACAAACAGGCCGATTGGCAATAGGATCTGCGGTTACATTTATGGCTACACAGGCATGGATGCGTGGCGACCTTAACGGTAATGGTCCTGTAGATAGACAAAAAAGACAACTATGGCTTGATGGTAAATGGGAACCTAGAACATTTAAAGTAGGTGCAGTGCGTGTTGGTTACGACCAGTTTGAACCATTTAACCTTATTATGTCTACAATAGCTGACGTAGGTGATGCAAGTCAACTTATGGGTGAAGAGTGGACAGAAAACGAACTAGGTAAAATATCTCTTGTTGTAGCACAGGCTGTTACAAGTAAATCATATTTAGCTGGTATACAGTCTTTTGTTGACTTATTTGCTGGTAGACCCGGCCAAGGAGGTCGTATTGTATCTGGATTAGTTAACAACTCAGTACCACTATCTGGTCTTCGTAACGACTTAGGTAAACTATTTACCCCTTACATGCGTGAAATAAACTCAGGTGTGTATCAGTCTATACGTAACAGAAACTTAATTACAGAAAATCTTGCTGAAAAACAGTTACCTCTTAAGTATGATATGCTTAACGGTAAACCATTAAAAGATTGGGACTTTCTTACTCGTGCATATAACGCAGTAAGTCCTATTACTCTTAATTTAGAACAGAGTGAGGGTAGAAACTTCTTATTTGACAGTGGTTATGATTTACGTACATCTACATACTTTGCACCAGATAGCACAAACTTAACTGACCATCCTTATATTAGATCAGAATTTCAACGAGCACTCGGTTCTCTTAACTTAGAATTAGAACTAGATAAGTTTGCTAAAGATCCTAAGATGATAGCATCTATGGAAAAAATGTATGAAGACATACGTGCAGGCAAACGTGCACAGTTTAATGCTAGAGACTATTATCATAATAGAATTATAGACAGACTGTTTAAACGTGCTAAGAAAAAAGCATGGGCATCAATTAAAGACGATCCTAATATAGCAAACGTTATTGCAAAACAACGTGCAGAAAAACAAGCACAAATAGATAAACGAAGTGCATCCGCAAACATTCTTAACATATACAAATAATGTCACAACAATCCTTTCACCAACAAACGGCGAACGGCTCTAACATTGCATTTACTATTACTACATTTTCTGAAGATGAAATAAAAGTATATGTTGATGGAGTGGAGAGTACAAATGGAGGCTCTAGTCAAAACGACTACACTATACCTAACTATACTATTACTGGTGGTACAGTAACATGGAATACATCAGGTAGTCTTACAGCCCCAGCTAACCCAAGCGTCGTTCGTGTTGTACGTCAAACAGACGTGATGAACAATGGTAATACTGCTGTAGAAGGTAAAGCTACATTTACAGCTGGAGCTTCAGTCAAGGCAGACGACCTAAATAACAACCAAAAACAAGTTCTTAGAGCATTACAAGAACATAACGATCATAAAATACAGACTTATGATATAGAAGATAAAGCTGTAACAAGAGAAAAAATAGCACTAGATGCTATAGATGGTACTAGATTAGCAGATGATGCAGTTAACTCCGAGCACTATGTTGCTGATTCTATCGACTCTGAACACTATGCACCGGGGTCAGTAGACACTACAGCTCTAGCTAGTAATGCAGTTACAACAGTCAAAATATTAGATGACAATGTAACTATGGAAAAGCTAGGTAGTGGTGCATTACCTACAGATATAACAGTTACGAGTAATAACATAGTTAACGGATCAATTCAAACAGTTGATATAGGTGCAGATCAAATAACTAATGCACTTATAGCTGATAACCAAATTAATTCTGAGCATTATGTAGACGGATCTATTGATCATGTACATTTAGCTAACGATATAATAGATGGTGATAACATACAAGATAATGCAGTTAACTCTGAACACTACGTAGATGGTTCTATAGACAGAGTGCATTTAGAACCTGACATTATAGATAGTACTAAACTAGCTGATAATGCTGTCGGAACTGAGCACATACAAGGTGGTGCTGTTACAAATGCAGAGATAGCAACAGGCACATTAGATGGTAGATATTACACAGAAACAGAACTAGATGCTGGTCAGTTAGATAATAGATATTATACAGAAACAGAAGCTGAAGCTAGATTTTTAAGACAAGACTCTACTGAAAATATTAACAGTGGAATGACTTGGAGTAACTCTGATTCATTTGTAGCTACAACTGCTGCTATTAATGCAAGAATCATTGACCTTGTTGATGATGTTGGTGGTTTTACAGCCATAGCTAGTGAACAACACTTTCCTAACGATAACCCACAAGGGTCAACAGGACAAGCAGCTATATTAAGTATAAAAGCTGCAAGTGGTACATTAACTCCTAGTGGTACAACACTTACAATAGTTAACGGTAACTTAGCAGATAATGCTAATATTACTGTAACTGGTGTAACTGCTGCCATACCTTCGGGTTTCGGATTCTTGGTAGAATCTACAAGTACACTACATACTTATACTTTTCATAGGCTTGTACCTAAAGCTACAGAAGTCACAACAGTTGCAAATAATATAACCAATATTGTAAATGCTGGTGCAAACGTAGTAGACATTAATAACTTTGCTGATTTATATATTATTTCTGCAAGTGAGCCTACACAAAGAAATGATGGCTCATCTTTGGCAGAAGGTGACTTATGGTATGATAGTAGTAATGATAATATACAGGTATATACAGGTAGTGCATTTTCTAATGTAACACCAAATCAATCAGTTTTAAATGATATATCTATTGTATCAGGTGCTATAACATACAGTGAAGATTTAGGTCTCATAACAGATGCAGTAAGTACAGGTAGTTCTAACGGATCACTTGATATAGTTGCAGATATTATAGAAGACGAGATTTCATTTGCTGTTACAGCAGCTACGGGTAAGTTTATGATTGATGGTGTAGATAAGCCTGCACTAACATTATACAAGGGTTGGACATATACATTTGATTTAAGTGATGCATCAAACGCAACGCACCCATTCCGTTTCTCAAGCGGTGGTAGTGCTTATAGTACTGGTGTTACTGTTACTGGCACTCAGGGACAAGCTGGAGCAAAAATACAACTTGTAGTACCTGAATCACAGCCAACAAGTTTTATATATTATTGCACAGCCCATAGTGGTATGGGTAATACTATTACAGTAAAAGATGACCCAATCAAAACAGTTTCGGATGATATAACTAGAATCCAGACTGTAGCTGATAATATAAACAACTTAAATACTGTACAAGGTATTAGTGGTAATGTAACTACAGTTGCTGGAATAGCAAGTAATGTAACTACAGTCGCTGGTATTTCATCAGATGTAACTGCGGTTGCAGCAGACGCAACTGACATAGGAGCTGTAGCTGCTAAAGCCACAGAGATAGGAAGACTAGGTACAACAGATGCTGTAGCTGATATGAATACCTTGGGTACAACAGCAATCGTGTCTGACATGGATACACTTGCAGATATCTCAAGCAACATCACAACTGTAGCTGGTATTTCATCTAACGTTACAACTGTAGCTGGTAATAATTCTAACGTAACTGCTGTTGCTGGTAAAGCTACTGAAATAGGAAGATTAGGAACTACTGATGCCGTAGCAGACATGGCAATACTTGGTACTACAGATGTAGTAGCTGATATGAATACTTTAGCTACAACTGCGATTGTGTCTGATTTGGACACATTGGCTGACATTTCTAGCAACATAACTACAGTTGCTGGTGTATCTGGTAACGTAACTACAGTAGCTGGTATAGCTAGCAATGTAACTGCTGTTGCAGGCAACGCTAGTAATATTAACAGTGCGGTCAGCAATGCTAGCAACATTAACAGTGCAGTTAGCAATGCTTCCAATATAAACGCTGCTGTTGCAAACGCTTCTAATATTACTGCTGTTGCAGGCAATGCTACTAATATTAATGCAGTAGCTGGTGATGCCACAGACATAGGTGTAGTTGCTGGTAAGGCGACAGAAATAGGTAGACTAGGTACAGCTGACGCAGTGGCTGATATGAATACATTAGGCACTTCAGCAATCGTAACCGACATGGATACGTTGGCTGATATTGCAAGTAATATCACTACTGTTGCTAATAATGACTCTAATGTTACAGCAGTTGCAAACAACTCAAGTAATATTAACAGTGCAGTTAGCAATGCTAGCAATATTAACAGTGCGGTAAGCAATGCTACAAACATAAATACTGTTGCTGGAATAAACGCAAACGTAACTACAGTTGCTGGCATATCGTCTAACGTAACAACAGTTGCTACTAACAACTCAAACGTGACAACAGTCGCATCAAGCATTACCGATGTAAACACCTTTGCTAATAGATACCGTATAGGTTCTACTAACCCAACTTCTAGTTTAGATACAGGAGACTTATTCTTTAATACATCTGCTAACGAGTTAAGAGTATATAATGGTAGTACTTGGCAAGGTGGTGTAACAGCTACTGGTAACTTTGCTACAACCTCTGGTGTTATATTTACTGGAGATAACAGATATAATGATAATATAAAAGCTAAGTTTGGTGCTGACTCAGATTTACAGATATTTCATAATACATCAGATTCTGTAATCAACTCAGCTGGTGTTGGTAATATTAAATTACAGGATTCTGGTAATACAAAGCTAGAGATAACTTCTACTGGTGCAACGTTAACAGGTACTCTTATTGCTGATTTAGCTGATAACAGTATAGACTCTGAACACTATATAGATGGGTCAATAGATACTGCACATATAGCTGACAATGCAGTTAGTACTGCTAAACTAGGAAATAACGCAGTAACAACAGCTAAAATAGCGGCTGGAGCCGTTACTGGTACTGAATTGTCTGGAGATATAGCTGCAAATAAACTTGAAATTAATAATGCTCATATTCTTGTAGGCGACGCCAATAATGATGGTGCATTGCAAACCATAAGTGGTGATGCAACTTTAGCTAATAATGGAGCGTTAACTATAGCTGATGATGCAGTAACTGCTGCAAAGCTTGCTAATACGTCTGTAAGTGCTGGTAGCTATGGATCATCTTCAGCTATCGCTACATTTACTGTAGACGCTCAAGGTAGACTTACAGCAGCTGGTACATCAAGTATTAATACAGATTTAGTTGCTGACACATCACCACAACTAGGCGGTAACTTAGATGGTCAAAACAACAACTTATCAAACATCGGTACTATAGATGGTACAAATTTAACTCTCGACTTCGGAACACTTTAAATGGCAAAATTATTAAAACTAAGACGAGGAACAACCTCGCAACATAGTAGCTTTACTGGAGCCGAAGGCGAAGTTACTATTGATACAACTAAAGACACAGCAGTTGTACATGACGGCTCACAAGCTGGTGGTAGACCATTAGCAAGAGAAGATTTAAATAACGTATCTTCAGGTACTATTGCTGGAAGATTAGGTACAGACTCTATAGCAACATCAAAGATTGCTGGTGGAGCTTTACCTTCAGACGTAACTGTAGCTACTGCAAACATTAATAATGATGCAGTTAGTTTTGCAAAATTAGAAAATATAGGAACTAGCACTATAGTTGGAAGGATATCAGGTGGTACTGGCAATCCAGAGGAATTAAGTGCTTCACAAATTAGAAGTATACTAAACGTAGCAAATGGAGCTACAAACGTAACTAACAATAATCAGCTAACAAATGGTGCTGGATATGTAACGAGTAGCGGTAACACAATTATTGGTACTGACTCAGATATAGATACTTCGGGAGCAACTGTAATAAATCAATTAAACATGACAGACGGTGTTATAACCTCACATAACACTAGAACATTGTCACTATCAGACTTTGGTTATACAGGAGCTACAAATGCTAACTATATAACTAACAATAACCAGTTATCTAACGGTGCTGGTTACGTTACAAGTAGCGGTAACACAGTAATTGGTACTGATTCCGATATAAACACTTCGGGTGCTACTGTAGTTGATCAGTTAAATATGACTGACGGTGTTATAACTTCTCATAGCACTAGAACAATAACTCTTGCAAATTTAGGTTATTCAGGTGCTACAAATGCAAACTATATAACTAACAATAACCAACTAAACAATGGTTCTGGTTATATTACAAGTAGCTCATTGTCAAGTTACATGCCTAAATCAGGTGGTGAGTTTTCAGGTGATGTTATTTCACACAATATTAGACCTGATGGAAATGGTACTAGAGCTTTAGGCACTAGCTCCTATCGTTGGTCAAACCTATATACAAGTGACCTTAGTTTATCTAATGAAGCTTATGGTGGAAATGATATAGATGGTACATGGGGTGACTGGACAATACAAGAAGGAGAATCAGACTTGTTCTTAAAAAATAATCGTTCTGGTAAAAAGTACAAATTTAATTTAACGGAGGTATCATAATGGCATATTATGGAGATAATGCAATCCATGCTTGGGGTTGTGCTGATGATGACGGAGTTCTCCGCACTGGCTTTAATGTAAGTGGTGTTACTGATAATGGTTCTGGAGATATGACTGCGACTTTTTCCAACAGTGCAGCAAACAGTAACTATGCTACTAACTTAACCACTCAAACTCAATCAAACAACGCAGAATCCGTAACTGCAATTCATACCTCGGCAACAGGTTCTGTACGAATGAGAACGGGTTACACTTATTACGGTGGTATGGCTTGGTACAATTTTGGCGATTTTGCTTTTCAATTCGCATGTTACTCATTATATTAAAAAATTATGGCAAATTCAGATTATTGTATTGTTTTTCAAAGCAACTTACCAGAATATCCGGGTGGAGTACTTGTATGTCACCCTACTGATATAACTGATGAAACAGTTGAAGAGATAGCAAAAAAGGTTGTACCTACGGGTAAACCTTACAAAATTATTCCAACTTCCGAAGTGCCAACAGATAGATCATTTCGCAACGCTTGGACAGTAGAAGATTCAGAACTTACAGATGGAGTAGGAGATTGAGTATTATTAAAACAGACATGACTAAAGCTAAAGAATTATTTAAGACACGTATGAGAGAAACTAGAGGTCAAAAACTAGCTGATCTTGATGTCGAATTTCAGAAAGCTTTAGAAACCAGCTCAGATACAGCTACAATAGTATCTAAAAAACAAGCATTAAGAGATGCACCAGCAGCATCTGCTATCAGTGCAGCTTCAACAGAAACTGAACTTAAAGCAGCATGGGATACTGCTATATTAGGAGATTCACCTTATTCATAGGGAACTTGAAGATGGAAATACCGAAGATAGTAGTTCCTAATATAGTAAATCTTGATACAGTAGAAATACCGTTACCTACAGCTGAAGTACCTTACTATGTGCCTATGGTTGTACCTCCTAGTGATCTTAGAGAACCAGAAGGTGCTAAACCAGTAAAAACTGCGGAGCCTCCACCACCTCCTAAACTAAACTTACCACCCTTACCACCCATTCCTATACCTTCGACTGAAGTACTTGTTACAGCGGCAGCAGCGGCTGTTACAGCGGTAGCTGCTACAACTTTTACTCAGCCAATTATAGAACAAATTAAAAAGAAATTACAGAAGTTCCTACAAGGTAAGATAAATAAATGGAAACAAAACCGCCAGAAAAAAAAGGAATCTTCACCAAGCTCAAAGAAAATGTAGATGACCATGATGAACAGATGCAAGTTCTAGGTGCAGCAGTGCGTCTAGGTGTTGTAATCTGGTCAGGATTTATCATCACATTAAGCTATGTTGAGCTGCCTATGGTCAAAAAGTCAGCTACGGCAGGCGATATCACTTTCGTCGCTTCGATTTTTACGGGAGCCCTAGCCACATTCGGCTTGTCTACAGGTAATGGTAAGAAGTCCGATAAGAAAGAACCTACTAAACCAAAATAATGAAAAAATGGATTCTTCTCTTAGCACTGTTGTCACCCGCAGTAGCGAGAGCAAACACTGTCACGCCTCAGTTTACAACAGGGTCGATGCAGTCAACGACAACAACAAATCAAGTAATAACAGAAACTATAGTTCACGATGTAATCGGTGCGGCAACCGAATCTTACAGTGGTACAAACGTCACTGTAACTGGAGACGGTGGGATAGGAGCAACAGATACAGTATACAGTCCAACGGACAACTCACTGGACTGGAACTTTACAGCAACCAGCAGAGCCGCCGGTACAATCGAAACAATAGACATAGACAGAACAATAACTACAGACGCTGTTACATCTACTTATTCTATCTTCTCTCAATAAGTACACCCGTACTTGCAGAAGGAGATACGAATAATAATAGTAACCCTGTAGCTGCTGCTACTGGTAACGTAACTAACCAAGCTGTACAGTTCCAAAACAATGGAGCACAGAGTAGACAGTATTATGGTCCAAATATAAGCTGTAATGGAAGTACAATGACATTCCAGCCTTTTTATATGGGCAATCATACTAAACCACTTGATGAATTTATGCAGCCTACCAGTTACACACTAGCAGAAAACTGGGGATTTCAGATTAATTTCATGGTTCCTTTAGATAAGTCTGGCTATAAACAATGTAAAGAGATGGCAAAAATACAGTATGATACAATGAAACTTCAGCATGAGCTTACAAGAGCTGGCAAATGTGCAGATCTACAGCGTAAAGGGTTTACATATAGACCTAATACAACAATGGCTAAAGTATGCCAAGACATTGTACCTATATCATCTTTACAACCACCTAAACCTAAAAAGAAATTTAAACTATTCTAATGAGCACACTATCAAGAATAATAGCAGAACGTGAAGCTGCTGCTGCTAAGGCAGAAGAAACTGCTAAGAAAAAGAAAAAAGCAGCTGCTAAGAAAACCACTACCACCGAATCATGATTACATTAGTAAAACCAATCCTATTTGCCTTTATCAAAACTAAAGCAGTTAAAGAACTGATAGTCAAGTTATTAGAGGCATATGCAAAGTCAACAGATAATACTGTAGACGACAAGCTAGTCGAGCT